TCCTCCGGACTTTTTCGTTTAAAAAAACCTCCACCAATAATAGATATGCCTATAGGAACACCTCACGGAACTTTAGACTATAAACAAGTCAGTAAAGTCACGTTCGTCGGGGCTTCATCAAATACGGTGATCGACACAACCACAGGAAGTCTCGGTGTGGGTGTGGGTGTCGGTGGACCCACGTCTAATTTACATGTGGTGGGGGATGCACTCATAACTGGGAACGTTTCAGACCTGAACGTGGTCTCAAACGTAAACATGCTCCATACGGCGAATACAGCCTCAATCAAACTCAATTCTAACGTCGTTGCAGAGTTTCCCAGGTCCAAGAAGCTTATTAAGTATCCGAGGGTGGCTTTGGGGACGAATGCATCTCCGTATAGTGGGTTAGGGAGTGGTTCTATAGTGTCTGGATACACGATCAAGGCTTCGGGTGAGTATGACCTGAATTTGTTAGCTTCTAAAGCTTTTACAGGAACAAACGATGCTAATGAGGTTGATGCGTGGTTATCAAGCAGCGCAGTGTATTCATCTAATACACCAGTCGCCAATTCGGCAACCCTCACTAAGTTTGGACAACAGGGGTCATGGTTAGAAATTAAACTTCCTAATAAAATAAAACTTTCGTATACTAGAATATTTAGTAGACGTAGACATATCACTGAACGAAATGATACTGCGGATATATGGGCTTCTAATACAGGCACTGACGGTGACTGGGTGAAACTCGCGACGATCAATTTTAATGATATTTACACCGATACTATCCCAGTGGTAGCAGACATAGATACACCTACATATTATCAATATTTTGCCATTCAGATTACGAGAATTAATTGGAGTGGCACCTATGCTAATATAGGTGAATGGGAACTCTTCGGCATCCCCGAATACGACCCCGAAGCTCACGGGACGGATGTGACCGTAAAGTCTGTGGCCAATGTTCCCAACACGGATTGGTTGGAGGTCTATTATGATGCGAAGGGGTTAGCCGTGATGCCAAACCCAGTTCCAGATGAGACGGCTAATAATAGGGACGGTGTAGTGACGGGGGCGTCTTTGGATACAGCTGGGGGTATCGAATCTTTTGCATTTAACGGCGTAAATCAGACTATAACATTATCCGACGTGGGAATTTCTGGTGGGCAGGCACTAAGCATGTCTGGTTGGTTAAAAGTTAATTCTGCAGGTGAGGTCGCCCGTATGGGTATAGGAACGTATACAGCAGCACGTTGTATGTACTTTACTGTGGACAATAGCGTCAGTGCCTATTATATTGTATGTAACGCTCATAATAATGTTTATACCGGAACATTTATTCCGAATACATGGATACATGTAAATATGGTTTATACGGGAGCCGCGTACTTAGGCGGTTATATATCCGGTACGACATTATTACTATATATTAATGGAAAATTACAGACACCTTCAACTCCCGCGGCTGGTACAACACCTTTAAATTTACCTTCACCATGTCCGTTACGTTTAGGAAGAGGAATCGATGGAGGATATAAGGCGGGTTCCATCGCAAACTTCCGCCTCTTCAACCGAGCCCTAACCTCCGACGATATCTACCAGTTGTACGCCTACCAGAAGGAGGACTTTGGACATGGGGACTTGTCCATGACCCTCAAGGCGGGGCGTTTGGGGATTGGAACCTCGGAACCTCGGGCGGCTTTAGACGTGAGGGGGGACGTTCACATAAGTGGATCCCTAAGAAAAACGAGAGCTTTGATGTTTCGTCGAAATTCTGGATCCTACACATACACAACCCAAAACACTTTTCAAACCGTTGTTGATTATGGTCCACCGTGGGTAGCTTACTCTACAAATCCTTTATATAATATTTCACATACGGGAGATTACACCGATACTAATAATCATCACATGTATCTTAGAATTGCTATTAAAAACGGAAGTACAGGTGAAGTAGTATATTTTCCAGATAGTACGGGTTGGAGATATTACCTCCATACTACTTATCAGCGTTTAGATGAACATAGTTATCAAGGAATATTCTCAGGTTTAACTATAGGAAATTCGTATACTACGAGTTACCAAATTAAGCCAGCGGGGGTGAGCAGCTATACGTGGAATAGTATATACGGTGATATCACGGGGATTGTATGGGATTAAAACCTTATTTAGTATTATAAATGGAACAACCCTTGGTGGCAAAAGTTTTAAGTTTAATATATAACGAACCGGTAAGTTATTCCGAATACGGTGACTATGAATCTTTGGTTATTTTAAGTGGGCAACCAAAACCACCAAAGGAGGAGTTCGAGGCCAAACTCCAAGAACTCATCGATGCCCAACCCCTCAAGGATCTTCGTAAAGAACGCGATAGGCGCCTCGCCGAGGTGGATTGGGTCGTCATTCGAGCAACGTCAACAGACACACCCGTCCCGGAAGAATGGAAAACCTATATGCAAGCTCTTCGTGACCTTCCTTCCAACACAGAAGACCCGGCTAACCCGGTTTGGCCGTCTATTCCAACTTCCTAAGCAGTTGACCTTTTCCTCCAAAGTGCAACCCACTTTGCAAGAAAAAGAGTTCCAAGTGCTCCCGTATCAAACAGACGAAACCCTTCGGGTTTCCCCCAGTTTAAAAAAACCTCCCTTCATAATAGATATGTCGTTCGAGTCTGTCATAGATACTCTAGAGATTCGAAACGCAAATAAGATATCGTTCGTGGGTACATCGAGTTCATTCGTCGATACGACCACAGGACGGATCCAGACGAAAGGCATCCAGCATAATTCTAACGTGATCACGGACGTTTCGGGTCCGCACGGACGGGTCGCACCGACCTTAAAAAAGTACCCGGAGATTGCTTTTGAGAGTGGGAAGTTTGACTCTAATGAGTCGACGAATACCTATGTCCAAGCGGGGTATACGGTGACGGATAGTAGTCATCATAATGAATATTATGGGGCATGGATATTTGACGACCAAACAGGTTTTGTTACTAACAAGAACTTGTGGATTTCACCTATTAATACATATACTACATCGGGAGGTGCCGGTACACCAACCATGACCACATCAGATGCTCGGTGTACAACCGTCAGTGGAGTTGCGACTCCTGGTGAATGGGTTCAGCTTAAATTACCAAACAAGGTGAAATTGTCTTCTATTTCTATCATGGGACCGACGGGAAATGGTGGGACCGGTTCACAGGATCTAGGTAGAGCGCCGAAAAATGCTGTTTTAGCTGGAAGTGTTGATGGAACAACGTGGAATTCTGTTTTAACATGGTCGGAGGCAATTAATTGGACAGTAAAGACATATAAATCATTTCCCGCTAACGTAGACTCAACAAATTATTATAATTATTTTAGACTTATCATAACAAAAAATGATGGCACACAAGTGTATGCATCCATACAAGAACTACAACTCTACGGCTACGAGGAGGATCCACCCGCGGGTGACCATTCGGTCGATACGACCTTTAAATCCCGGTTCAATAACCCACAACTGACGGGTGTCCAAGTCCTCGTCGATGGGGCGACGGGGGTAGGGACGAACCAAATTTCGGGTGGTCCCGACCCTTCGGGGAACCCGACGTACGTCACGGACGGTAAGTATTGGACTCTTAACGGAACCCTAACCTCTAACCTTGCAGTAGAGGCGAATACGTTCCTCGAAGGTGACCAACCCCACGCGGTTTCCGTATGGTTTAATTCCTCAAACTTGGAGGCCAATGTTTCCAATACGTGTGTCTTTTCGATCGCGTCGGAAGAGAAATTGGATTCCGTGAACCTCGATCTCCAATCGAACACGTGGCACAACCTAACCTATGCGTACCAAGGTGAAGGTGGGTCCAGAGTCGCCTACCTCGATGGACGGAAGGTCTTGGAGGACCAAGCCGAAGATACCTTCGGGGCCTACCCACCCTTCGCGATGACGGGGTACTCACAAGGTGGGTATGTGGTGAGTGCGAGTAATTATACACCCGGTGATTATTACCCATGGGAGGCATTTGATACTATCGCGGGTGGAGACTCAGTAGGGTGGTATTCGAATGGCTTAGGAACTTACAATCGTACGGGGGGTCTGGTTACTTCTACAAGCACTGTGCGATTAGCACCAGAAACTGAAAAGGGTGAATGGTTACAATTAGAGTTTCCTTCAAATTTCCATTTAAACTATTTTGTACTATACTCACAAAGTTATAGTGCGACATCAAATACTCCCGATAATTTTATAGTATACGCCAAAAAGAACTCAAGTGATACATGGACTTCTCTAGGTACACACACTGGTACAGCGGCGGGTCAATCAGCAGCAGGTTATACGGGTACGGTAGATGGGAGTGAAGTGTATAAGTATTTTGCGATTGTTGTGACTAAACGTGTTACACAGCACGTGACTTATGGAGTTTCGATACGTGAACTCAAATTCTACGGCCACCGCGAGAACGACCTGGTCCGCCTTCCCGATCCCACGAATGTCTTGAAGTATCCGCACATTGCGATGACGGGTCCGGCACAGAGGGGGTACACTACTCGTGGTGCTCAGTTAGAATTGAATAATGACGCATACGACTCACCTTCCTGGAAAGCGTTCAGAGGAACATTGGTAGATAACAGTGACTGTTATTTTGGGTTATACGTGAGTGGAGCTGCTTGGTATTATAACACAGATGGAACCTTTAACTCTACGAGTTATCCTAATGTAAAACTATCCTCCCAAACACCTGCGGGTGATTACATAACTTTAGGTTTACCTCATAAACTGGTATTAAATTCATTCGATTTAACACCCCGAACAATTCCACCCAGTAACAGTAATTCAGCGACCCAAGCCGCCAATGAATCTGCACAATCATTTGAAATATGGGGTTCTAACGATAATTCTACGTGGTATCACATAAACACATACGACAATACATCAATAACACCCGGTACAAATTACGCGGTGCAACCAACTAGAACATTTACCGTTAACTGGGCTAATTCAACCGCAACACCAAACACACCAACTGCGTACAAGCATATTGGTTTGGTTGTAAAAAGTATTTTTGGAAACGATTTCGCAGGGGTAAGACAATTATTCACACTCGGGAGATACAGACTCTACGGCACAGAAGAGAACTCCTCGATCCCCATCCAGATCGGTGGTGGGAACATCGACAAGGTCGCCAACTTTAGGGTCTACGATAAGTTTATTGGGGAGGACCAAGTGAACGAAATATGGAACGCCCAAAAGGAGGAGTTCGGGCGCGCGAAGCCGCAGATGGTTCTTCAACAGGGAAAATTAGGGATAGGCACGGATGCACCCCAAGGATCCTTGAGTGTCGCGGATGAACCTCATGTTCCGGAAGAGTTTCCTCCTAGGGCCATGACCGGATACAAGACCTACTTTGAGGGGCATGGGGAGTTTTGTGTGAGTGCGAGTAGTGTATTATCGGATACTTATAAATCTTGGTACGTATTTAGTGATACTGGTACAGATGTTCACTCCGACTCTTGGTTATCTTCGATGAATCGATACACGTTAAATAATTATATCGATGTAGATCCGTCTGTAGCGGCCAATATAAACGGTGTATACGGTGAATGGTTAGAACTTAAACTTCCATACAAAATTACACTGGATAGTTTGACAATTAAGTCTCGAGCGGGTTCGCCGTATGGCCGACCAGGTGGTCCTGCGGCTGGTAATGTATGGGGAAGTAATGATGGATTAAACTGGACTTTATTGACGTCTTTCACAGGTCTTACATACGGAGGTGTCGCGAGACCCACCGGTGTCCAAGAAAGTGTAGTCGTTAATTCAACAATTCCATACTCATACTTTAGACTCCAACCAACAAAGAGAGTTGGAGTGAATGGAACTGATGGTTGGATTGGTTTCGGTGAACTCAGTTATTTCGGCACCCGTGAGCAGGGTCAATCCGTCCTCCACGATGGCCAACTGACCCTCACGAAATCGTTAAATGTTCCCCGCATAGGGCCGGCTCTCGACGCGGACGATACACCCCGTCGGGACCGGCTCGTGGTGGAATATAATACCTCGACCAATCCCACCTTTGAGGGGGCTGTGCGGGACACGAGTATGGGTAAAAAGTTTGATGCCAGTATAATTGGAAATGCTCATTATAACGCAACTACTAAAACATTTGACGGTTTTGGGGCGAACTCCCCACCGAATACGACTGGTCATTATTTTAGAACAGATATATCAACATTTAGAGGAAATGTAGCTCATTCACACTCTGTCTGGGTCCGGATGGATTATGATAACGGTGCATGGAATAATGCCATAAACCTTGGATCAAATACTACCAGCAACCAAAGTGCCGTGGCATGGGAAATGGGCAACGATAGACTTTGGTGGAATACTTATTCGGGTGGTATATACGTAAGTCATACGCCTCAATATGGAAGATGGTATCACGTTGTCACTACTCATAACGGACAAGGGGCAACCACTAATAGCACATCTTGTATATACATAGATGGTGTGAAACAAAGTACCACTGACGGTACCTCTGGTATATCAGGTACAGGTGGTACGTTAAATATAGCAGGAGATTATTTGACTATAGGTGCTGCTAGAAATAATAGTGATAGCAAAATATATAACCCTTTTCATGGAGAAATAGCATCATATAAATTATATGATATAGTCCTCACAGCCGAAGAGGTCAAGGATCTTTACGACATGGGTCATTATGAAGAAGGTAATAATATCATTAATATTGAAAAAACTCGAGTTGGAATTGGTTTAGGCGACGGGGTGCTCCCCCATGAAGATCTAGATGTACGTGGAGATATACGTGCATCGGATAATTTAATAATTGGCCCTTATGGTCAACATTGGTGGAAATTGTGGACTTATCAACATAATGGTAATCTTGGATTTATAGGAGAAGATGGCACAGAACACGGTTTTCTGGTGGATTCGGGTACAGAGAATAATCTAGATTTTACGGGTCAGCATAGGGCAGTCGTCGACATGGTTAATGTGTCTGATTATGAAAGTTTAGAGGGTCTTATTGTTTCAGCGAACAAAAATAAATATGTTAACGTCGACAAAGATATAACAACCGGTCTTAAAGCTATCCAAATCAGTCAATCACTTCCAGTTGTCAGCTTATCAAATGTCGTTCATGATAAGGCGTGTTACGGTGTTATATCCGGAAGTGAAGATCTAGATTCTAGAACGTATGAACAAGGTACGTTTGTGAGCGTTTTTCAGAAACAAAAAGGAGATACTCGGGCGTTCATCAACTCCCTCGGTGAAGGTGCCATTTG